TCAAACCATCCCACCTCTCTCTGAGGTCGGATGCTTTGAACTTAAATCCACAAACATCACACACTGCATTCCAGTCATCCAGATACAGTGTGTTCTGCTTTTTAGAGCGTATTGGCATTAATAGGTTGTGAAAACAGTTACAGCAAGTTCAGCCGTATCCGTATAGGAATTACACACAACACGCATTGCTTTACAAGGCCAAGTACCTAACTTAGCCGTTGTATCAGCAGACTTGTTAACAATGGTAGCATCGTTAATCCACGTATAATCTGCCTGAGCAGTACCGGATGCAAACACATCACTGTAGGTAACTTCAACATCAAAGTTTGCAGTACCAGTCAAATCGCAAGATACTGATGGAGCATAAGTCCGATAAAAATCAAGTGGAATAGTACGAGTAGCAAATTCATCTACCCAACCAATATCCACTTCATGAGCACCGAGAGTTGCACTCCAAGTAATAGAACTTACAGTAAGAAAGTATTTAGCACTTTCCACTGTCTGATCTGCTGCCGGGCCAGTAACAGCTTCTGTCTGGGCTTTTCCATCGGGATCAGTACCAGTAATTGTAAAAGTAATGCCAGACTTGTCTTGACTACTCTTCTCCTGAATACTAATCTGATGCGCCAAACCATCTCCAGCACTTGTAGCTGCCAATGTTGCGGGACCAGCACCAGTAGCCCCGTCTTGATATCCAACCAAACTTGCATTTGCTGGATCAAGGTCTAAATAAATAGGACGCATAGCTTCACCTCTTATATAGTGGCTAGGGCTGTATTTCTACAACCCTAGCTTACTATTTCAACCATTAATCGTCAGCATGAGCAACCATAGTAGCAGATACTAAGGTAGTGGTTTCACCCGGTCCAGCCACTTCACCAGTATGGGTGCGATCATGGAAAATCTTATCGCCTACCCAAGCTGCGGCAACCGTAGCCACATTGGTAAAGCCAGTGTTATTAACAGCAACACCAGTTGAATTGGTCAACAGTTCCAGAACAGGTTCCGTACCAACATTAGTCGAACCACCATTGACCAAGATGTTATCTTTCAACAGAAGTTCTGTAGAAAGCGTAGTATCACCATTGATATTAGCAGTCGAATAATCACCAGTAATCAAGTTACCGATAATATGAGTACGATGGGTATCAGCATCAAGCAGAATTGCATTTACTGCATGAGCCTGTAAACCCATTTCGATAATATTATCAATAATCAAGCAACCAGTATTGTTGTTGGTAAGACGAATACTGGTAACAAATTCATCAGTAGTCGTTGTTTCCACATCAAACAAACAGTTTGAAACCGTTGCATAATCAACACCATCTTCAATATCCAGAGCAATCAATACTTCAGTTACATTGGCATGAAAATTGATATTATGAATGGTGCAATTATCTGCACCGATAGCAATTTCACCAGCGGCAGCAGTGTAGTCAAGACGCGGACGAAGTGAACCAGTACCGCAACCTACAACAGCCACACCAGCTTTATCAATATCAATTGCATCAGCAGCAGCAATTGTCTCAATATGTCCCGGCATTACAGCGATAATATCGCCACGACCAGCAACACACCGACCAACAGCATAGTCAATAGTACGGAAAGGTTTCTGGTAAGTACCAGCACCAGCTACATCACTACCAGCAATACCACCTTCAGCCAAAACACTAGAGTTATTTACCCAGAATACTTTACCGGGATGGAGTTGTAACAACGGCATACCACGAATGGTAACACCATTGAGAAAACCATGTGGATAATTTGAATAAGACATATAGCCTCCAATAAATTAAGGAAATGTGGGGAGAGTATGTCTACCCTCCCCAACAGCTCCAACTACTTAACTAACACCACCGCAACCATAAAAACCGAAGCTGTAACGACCAGTAGCCTTATACTTGGCATTGTCGGTGTCGAAATCATTATCCATCGTAAAGTCATCAGCACGACGCTCGAAATGCTTCATGCCATCCTTCACATTGGTACGGATGAACCAGTCATTGGAATCATCCAGATAATGATTAACAACCACACCACCGGGGAACTTGCCCATGTTCTTAAGAGCGTTGATGTCATTGTCAGCCGTACCCACACGCAGAGGCGTGTTCAGGATACGATCAGCTTCAAACACCAGATCCGGGGGGATGATTAGCGTCTGAGGGATAACGGCAATACGCAGTCCACGGTCATTCGTGTACTTCATAATGTCGATACTTGCCTGCTCCAAAGCTGCCTCGGAGAGAGCAGCAGGAGTGGACAACTCATTCGCATACGTACCACCAGCAACATTGGGATGCAGCAAAGAACTAAGTTCTACGCCATCACCACCAAGATAACTGGAATTGTCAGCACGATTGTAGACATTAGCACCAACAATCTCCTTGGTCTGACGCATGGAGAAAGCAAGAGCCTGCGCTCGCTTCTTACCAATAACGTCATAAAGATCATCGTCTACCATCTCACGAGTGATGATGAAACCCAACCCATACGTTACATGCTGGTAACGAGTCAGGAAACCCTGCTGTGCAGTATCATACGAGACTGATGCACCTTCCCCTTTAACAGAGGCAAGCCCAAACATACTCGTACCCATATCCTCTTCAAATGCCTTGCGACTAGACGAGGTTTCGAACAGTTTCGTATACTCAACAGGATGTTCAGAATACGCCTGCCCATACCACGCATTTACACCCGGCCAGAGGGCTTTTGCAAAACTACTACTTGTAATCATTTATTATCCCTCCTTATTCCTGAGTAAATGCTTGAGTGATGAACTGAACGTAGTAACTTGCATTCACCAGAGTCGGATCATTACCCGGTCCCTGCGGAATTTCAACAATTTCTACGTCAGTATTACTGGAAGTCGTAATTTCCATGTTGCTACGACCAGCAGCATTGCCACTAGTACCAGTAATATCAGCAGTGCTTCCAACAACGGAAGCAGAAAGATCCACAGCACTCTGCACTTCAAAAATCATATCCTGTACTGGAACGTAAAAAATTACGAAATCAGTATTGGTATGATCGGAGTCATCGTACCAGATTTCATTGAGATTACCCGGATTAATACCCGTGCAAACCCAACCAGTCATGGGATCTTTCTTACCCACTCCTACACAAACACCCAGAAACGCTGCGTCATTGGTAGCTGCTTTATCCGCAGTACCAGTATCCAGCGTCAAGGCATCACCGATATAAATATCAACACCATCTTTCGGTGTAATAGCGCGGCATTCACCACGCCACGGAGCGCCAGAAGTGTACTTTACCGGAGTAAAGCCACGAGGACGATCACATTAGCCATAATTAACCTCCAAAGTTAATTGTAATTAAAATTCTCAACATTGGAGATGCACACGATAGAGTTAATCAATTGTAACTTTCCCATACGTTCCATCTTTCCCACTGTTGAGGGTTCTTTTCAAATCTGCTTCGGAACGATCAATGCGGTTGTGTTTGTCTTTCATATCTTCGTCATGCCATTCTTTAGGAATTCGCATGAGATAGGCAGTAACACCCTGTCCCACATTCATACTAACTGCTTTAGAAGTAGGGTTGGAATGGTCAGCTTGGTTTTGTCCAACAATAACCTCATGTTCGACAACTTCATATCCACCTTGCTGAAACCGTTGTACCATACCGTTAGTATCGTTCACCCACGTATATTTATAATTCGGATCTTTACCTTCTACGGTAAGGATGTCTCGTTTCCCACTTACGGGAATCCTATTAGGACGTTTGCTTGGTCTAGCCATAATTAATCTCCTCTATCCTGTCTTTACAAGTTTCTATCGTGAAAATGAAGCGTATTCTTTCAAATACTCTTCTTCAGTGAGTGCGCCGGAACGTATAACAGTACGCATGATCTGCCGTTCCTCGTCACTCAAATCTTTGGCTGAAATAGTACCACCCTTGGGCCTATTACCTCCTCTGCTGGAAGTTGAAACCTTGTTGCTGGGAGTTGGTGTACCACCAAACTTCTCTGCAAATCGGCTCTTTACTTCTCGTGAAACATACTCATACACTTGTTCTGGTGCCATATCTGGATGGGTATTTGCATACCCTACACCAACAGTATCAGCATATTCACGCAATTCTGGATCTGTTTGATACCACTTATTGTCATTTACCCACCGGGAAAAGGTTTCATTAACCTCTACCTGTGTGGGTTGAACTGCTGACTCTGCTTTCTCTGTAGTAGTCAACTGTTCCATCAATTGATTGTCAATATCAATGACCTTGGAGAAATCGCTATCCTCTAGTGCCTGCTTCTTCTGAGCAGTGAGTTCAGCAATCACTCGCTTCCTTTCGTCTTCTCGCACCTTATTCTGAAACTTGGCAAGATTGTCCAAATCCTGCTGCAATTTCTTATTCTGGCGCTCAAGGTTGTGTATGGATTTATAAAACTTCTCTCGATCCAGAAACTCTTCAGCCGTGAGGTTCTTCTTACCCTCAACACCTTCGGGTTTCCACCCTTTACTAATTGCCTCTTGCTCTGCTTCGGAAAACTCTACAACTTCTTCAACAACTTCTTCCGGCTCAGGAGTGAGCAATTCTTCTTTGGTTGGTACTACTACTTCTTCAGTCATTCTTCTTCCCCTCATGGATTATGCACTGGATATCTTCATCGTTCAGGATTACATACTCTTCTCCATCCATCTCAACGAACTTACCAGCATATCTTGCGAAATAGATCCGATCTCCTACATGCGCCCAAGGTGTACCATCGTCAAATCCCTTCCATGCGCTAGGGCCAACACTGACAATAGTTCCAATCTGGGTAGCTGCTTTCTCTCGTTTCCACTCTTCACCGGCTAATACGAACTTCCTACCTTCACCCCAATCCAACTCTTCTTTAATGGTTTCGGGTTTTACCAGCACTCTAAAGCCGCATACTTCCAGTTTATTCATACTTCAAATCCTCAAGCAAGCTTTCGGATACCGTATGTCTTACTCGTTTATACCCATTAATGATTCCAAGCATTCTTTCAATGTAACCACTATAGGCTTGCTCACTTTCTACACTATCCCGTAACGATGCTATTTCTGTATCAAGAAGATACAGGAGTGCCTCCGTTACCTTGTTGTGCCGCCATTCCTGAACTTCCTCCGCTACTATTTCCGGTTTCTTTACCATTCTTCATCTCCATCTGCTTCTCTTTGATTTCATGGATTGTCTTCACAGTCTCTAACTGCGCCCTATATTGCTCAAACTGTTGTCCGATTTCTTCGGCTTCAGCTTTAGCGATATTCAGTATTGCTTGTGTATCCGCAAGCGTCTTTTTAATTTCGTTCGTTTCTTTGAGTATCTCAAGCTTCGCGTACTCAAGCTTCATCTCCTCTTGGAGTTTAATCTCTTCAAAACTTGGCCCCTTGGACTTAGCCAGCAATGCTTCTGGCATTGGCTGGTTCTGAGCATCCAATAGACGTTTGGTAACTTCCATTGGATCTAGCGTACCTAGCTGTAGCAACTCTGTCAGTGCCTGTGCCTTGAGCATTTTCAGGGATTCAGAGGCTACATTTGGATCTGCATATGGTACTACATCGGCAGATTTCAGGTCATAATCAGCTTTGAATGCCACTGATTGCTGTTCCTTACCCAGATCGAGGATATTGAAATACTCCATCTCAGGCAGGTATTTGCTATTGAGCAGGAATAGTTTGCGGTATTCTTTCTTCAAACTACGGTACATACGCTTGTAGATGGAAGTAAATACCTTCAAACCCTGTTCCAGAACATTCATGGAAGTGGTAGCAGGCTGGTTCTGACCGGGGTTTTGTCCCATAAGCATGTCAGTAACAGAAGCCATCTTCTCTCCACTTTCGATCATTAGGTTCAAAAGCGTAAACAAGACATTGCTTGGTTCACGTACTGGCAGTGGAATAATACCTTTCCTAAGATCATCTCCAGTAGTGTTAACCCATTTCCACTCTCCGGGTTCAAAACTCTTCTCCCCACCCTTAAGACGTATACCCTTACTAATAAAACCGGCCTGCATATTAGACAACGTACCAGCATCGAGTAGCTGATTGATCGTTGTGTTTATAGTTTCATTGATCGGTCCTAACAGCAGGCCAAAGCCCAGATCATAGAATGCTCCAGTAGGGTCTGGGACAAAGGAGAACTTGGTGTAGTAGTTGATGGGTTCAATACGTAATACTTTCTTCCCATCCATATATAAGCCATCTTGATCGAATCTGGCTACAATTCTCAGTATCTTTTCACTTTCAAGATGAATAGTAACAACATAAGGCTCAGAATAACCGTCGTTATCCAGATCAAGGTAACAGTGGATTTCGGCAATTTCATGTGGTGTACTCTTGTCAACCGTTTCAGGTTGATTGATTTTGTGTACTTCATCTGCTACGTCATTGACACTTTCGACGGGAACAGCCTTATACAGTTCATCTCCCCAATCCAGAAAGATGTTACTAACCACCTTCTCGTAGATTTCATTATCCGACATCTGGATAAGCTGTGTAACACGCTGGGCATCCTCAAGAGATTTAGCCCAATAGTTGACAATCAGATCCTGTGGATATACCAGTTCGGATACATTCTGTTGCTTTACGGAATCATAATAGGTTTTCTTGAACATGGTTCCAAGAATGGGTAGAGACATACAGAGTTTATCCATATCCTCTTCCCAATCCTGCATCTGCTCGATCAACTGGTAAGACATGTGCTTACCAATACGATCAGCTTTCGCCATCTTCATACCATCGGTGTCATACCCATTAACCTTACCTCTGACTAGGTTAACACCGGGAACAAGGGCTGGATATGCGCGTGAGGCAAACTGTAAGGCAGCAGTTGACAGGAGTGGGTACTTGACATTGGCTGCACCCTTCCACGGGAATGTCTTTCCTTCCACCACCTGCATAGCAAGACGAACAGCGTCGTCTTGACTGTCTCTCCACCCCTTACGGCTCCTTTCATCGCTCTCAACGCCATCCAGCAATTCAGTAGCAATTTCATTCAATTCGTCTTCGGAAAACTCTGTGCCAAGGTTTTCTGAGGATAATATGGTATCAATCTTCATTTATCAGTATCCAGTAGCCCAGCTTCTACCCATAGGTAAGTCATAAGTTTCCATCTCCTGTTCCCATAAATCCTCCTCATACTCTTGTCTAGTAGGAGCAGGGATTATATTGTCTAAGGTTAAACCAATCCAAGATAGAGCATCTACTTGGTCATCATGTACATCTCTGGGGAAACGGATCAACTCCTGTTCCAAATCTGGATACCAATCCGCTTCTTCATCGAAATATACAGTACCTTGACGTATCCTAGCCTGTATACTCCTAGCTCTGGTCTGCTTATCCTTGGTAGGAGTGAGGGGGTTTATGTTTGGAAACACTCCCCTAGCCATCATCTCCTCTCTCAGAAAGCCACCAAGAGATTTGCGGATTACCCCATCTTCAGCAGTGAATATCTGTGGTTGCCATTTAAGGTGGGTGAACAGCATATTGTCGATAATCTGCTTACCATCCCATCTACCACGCAGGACATCCACTACATACATCCTGTTCTTTTCGTCAATTCCTACAGTGATTATAACAGTGTAGTCACTCTTCTCTTTCT